ATGAACGACAACGAATTAAAGGAGTGGCAGACGCAGAGCGTGAAGCACAAGGTGGCAATGGTTCTGATAATGGATGGTGTTAGTTTCTGCTACACAGAAGAGGACGGCATCGTATTCACAGCACCAGAATGTTATGTGGCGAGATTGATAAGACGGCTGATGTCCTGCTACGGATGTAGCGTAAGACCGAAGATAAACGAGGTAAAATGATTGCAGGATAACACGGATACCCTGGGTGCTGCACTGGATAGTCAGCCACCGCACTGGATAGTCGGCAGGGTTGGCCTCGGATGACCGCGGGAAAGACCGCAGGAGTGGCAGGTTTGCCGTGCGCTGGATAGCCATGTGGGGTTCGACTCCCCAAACTCCACCAATATGTTAATAATTAAAACAAGTGAGATATGAAAAAGTACATTCATGTAACAAAAGAGGTTCGCGAGCACCTAATGAAAATCTTCGGTGTTTCCTCTGTAATGGTATGGAAGGCTCTGACTTTTGAGAGTGAAAGCACACTTGCCAACAAGATACGCAAGGCAGCCTTTGAAAATTTCGGCATATTGATGAACGAGTTGCCAGCGATGGAAACATTCCATGACTATGATGGCTATATGCGACAATATTTGCCAAATGGGGCAATGTTGGAATTTTGCCGTAATGACAATAGCGGAGATGTATTCTTCAAAGGTGTGAAAGTTAAGCATTATGAGCAGGTTATGTTCTCGGATATTGAGAATATCCAAAAGTTTGCAAGTGAATTAAGATAAGGGAGGCAGTATTATGGAGTACCACGATAACAGACTTTGCATCTCGATGCGGGAACTTGTGGATGGCGGTGTGATGACCGTACCCAACTACAAGCAGCTCTCTGCACGCGGTCGCATAGACATTGTGCGTCGTGGTGGAAGAGGCGGCTATGCGCTCATCGCGGTTAGCAGTCTGCCCGATGCTTATCAAGACAAACTCAAGGAGATTTATCCGGACCCGTCGCTTGAGGTGCTGCTTGCCTGGCTTGATGCCAACTACGAGGTGGATCAGGCAGCTGTCGCATATTTCAACGACTGGCGCAACCAGTGCGGACACGACCACGCTACTGATGCTCATGTGAAGGAGTATGTGACCAACGCCAGCGTGCTGAATGCTTGTATCAAGTTGTACAACAACGCCAAGGCGATACAGAAAACGATGGGCCAGAAGTATGACTGGAGCATGATGTCGCAAGCTGTGGAGGGCTACCGTATGAAGACCGGGCATACATTGCCGGCAAGTATGTTGCGCTTCCGCAAGAAGGTGAACGAGTATCAGCGTGACGGATACCAGTGTCTCATCAGCCGAAAGTTCGGTAACCAGACAAGCCGTAAGGTGGATTATCGTACCGAGCGTTTGATTCTGTCGATAGCCGTGTTACCCAACAAGCCGTTCAATACCAATGTTTGGGAATTGTACAACTCGTTTGTGTGCGGTGAGCTGGACGTGTATGACCCAGAGACCGGTGAGCTTTTCGACGCAAGCGAGTGGACCGACAAGAACGGTGACCCGAAGTCGCTGAGCGAAAGCACCATCACCAACTATCTTAACAAGCCCAAGAACCGACTGTTTATTGAGCACTCGCTTGACTCTTATACCACATTCATGCACGAGCAGATGCCACACGTTCACCGCCATGCGCCTGAGTTCTCGTTCTCAAAGATTTCATTCGATGACCGCGACCTCCCACGCAAACTGAAGGATACCAAGGCAAGGCCGAAGGCATACTACGCCTACGATGTCACAAGCCAGTGCGTGGTGGGCTACGCCTACAACCGCAACAAGAACGTGGACTTGGTTACCGACTGTTTCCGTTCGATGTTCCGACTGATAGAAAGCAAGGGCTGGGGTTGCCCGGCGCAGGTTGAGGTGGAGAACCACTTGATGACCCAGTGGAAAGACAGTTTCCTGAAGGCCGGCGTGTTGTTCCCATTCGTGCGCTTCTGCGCCCCTATGAACTCGCAGGAGAAATATGCCGAGCCGATGAACGGAGCCAAGAAACGCAGGGTGGAGCATCGGAACCACCTTGGCATCGGACGCTTCTACGCCAAGGACAGGCACTACCGCACAGAAGCCAAGAAAGTGTTTGACGAGAAGAATGACACCTACGAAGACAAACAGTACTACACCTGGGAAGAACTGATTGCAGACGACATCCGTGACATCAAGGAGTTCAACAATACCCTTCACCCGAACCAGAAGAAATACCCCGACATGACACGCTGGCAAGTGCTTGAAGCCAATATGAACCCAACGCTTCAGCCAATGGACAAATCGGTGTGGGCACGCTTTATCGGTGAGCACACAGAGACCTCCATACGCAGGAACAGCTACTGCAGAGTGGCATATAAAGACTGGTGGTTGAGCAAGACTGAGGTGATGGAACGTCTCAATCCGAACAACTACAAGGTGGATGCCTACTATCTGACCGATGAGGACGGCAACGCAACCGACGTTTATATCTTCCAGAACGACCGACTTATCGACAAGCTCGAGGACGTGGGCACGTTCAACACTGCCGATGCGGAGCAGACTGACGAGGACAAAGAGATATTCGTGAACCAGCAGAAGAAGATAGCAGCCTTCAACGCATACGTGAAGAAGAACGCCATAGCAAGTGTGGGCATATCCAAGGCTGAGCAGACCGCCCATGAAGAGGCTGCACCACCGCCACCGATGGAACTTCCACCGATGGAATGCGAGCAGGAAATGGAAGTGAGCTACCACGTTTCAGACCCGTTGGCAGACCTTTAGAATAGACTTAGAACGATATTAGAACGACAATAAAATAACGTGAGACAATGATAACGACTGAGAACAAAAAGCGGATACTGGAGGCGATAGCCACCAACCGCACGAACTATCCGAGCGATGCCAAGCACGCAGCCTCATTGGGCATAAGCACCTCGGTATATAGCGCAATAAAGAACGGCCAGACCGACAAGGCACTGAGCGAGGCCAACTGGATAACCATCGCCCGGAAACTGGGTGTGAACCTCAGAGGCGGCATTGAATGGAAACCGGCACGCACCGCCACCTTTGACTATATCACCAAGCAGTTGGAGTTCAGCCAGCAGAGCGGACTGAGCGCGAAACTTTGCGACATACCAAACATCGGCAAGACCTTCACGGCCCGCTATTATGTGCAGGGACACCGCAACGCCATCTATGTGGACTGCTCGCAGGTGAAGACCAAACTGAAGCTGGTGCGCAAGATAGCCACAGAGTTCGGTGTCGGTGGCAACGGCAGATACAGCGACGTGTACGAGGATTTAGTCTATTACCTCCGCTCCATCGAAACGCCGCTCATCATTCTGGACGAGGCAGGCGACCTGCAGTACGAGGCATTCCTGGAACTCAAAGCCCTGTGGAACGCCACCGAGAGATGCTGCGCCTGGTACATGATGGGGGCCGACGGACTGAAGGCGAAAATCAACCGCTCCATAGAGTGCAAGAAAGTGGGCTACACCGAAATGCTCAGTCGTTATGGCGACCGCTATTCCAAGGTGACACCCGATGACTGCAAGGAGCGTGAGAAGTTCCTGAAAGACCAGGCAAGCGTGGTGGCACGGGTGAACGCCCCCGAAGGCGCAGACATTGCCACACTGGTGCGCAAGTCGGGCGGTGGACTGAGACGAGTTTACACGGAAATAGAGAAACTTAAAAGAGTACAGGCATGATGACGAAGATGGAAATGCAATATATGGACGCGGTTATACAGATGAATCGCCGACAACGGAATCACGAAGTGGACTGGGAACAACGTCGCTATGAATTGGCCAAGGCCGCATTGTTTGTGGCTCCAGCCCTTTACCATGAACGTGAAGAAATGACAGCCGAACACATTGCCAAGTATGCGGTAAAGATAGCGGACGCTGTTGTATCTGAACTTATCGAAACAGAGAAGTGATATGGCAAAGCGAGCATATAGTCCAAAGGACGTGGCGAACATCAAGTGCAAGGCACTCCCATTTGAAGGACAATGGAAAGACGTGTTCGGCCAGCCAGAAGAGGGCGACACATGGTTTATCAGCGGACCCAGTGCCAGTGGTAAAAGTTCGTTTGTGATGCAGTTCGCCAAGATGCTCTGCGGGATAGGCAGCGTGTTGTATGTGTCCTTGGAGGAGGGCGTGGGGCTGTCGATGCAACGACGGCTCGCCCAGTTCAAGATGACCGAGGTGCAAGGCTCGTTCCGCATCATCACCGACGGCGACATCAAGGCATTGGAGGAACGGCTTGCAAAGCCCAAGAGTGCTAAGTTTATCATCGTGGACAGTTACCAGTACGCATACGAGGCTGGGTGGGAATATTCGCTGACCAAGGCACTGATAGAACGTTTCAAACGCAAGACGTTCATCTTCATCAGCCAAGAGGACAAAGGCAAGCCCATCGGCAAACCAGCCATCAGACTGAAATACGCGGCTGGCGTGAAAGTGAGGACGCAAGGCTTCAGAGCCTACTGCCAAGGGCGGTATTCGGGCAATGTGAGCGAATACTACACCATCTGGGCAGAGAAAGCGGTAGAGGTTTACAACGACAAGTCTAACAACTAAAACATAACAGAGATGAAGAAGAAAGTTTATATCAGCGGAGCGATAGCCCACTACGACCTTGAGGAGCGCATGGCGGCCTTTAGCCATGCGGCACGCTATTTCTCCATAAAAGGCTACGAGCCGGTGAACCCCTTTGAGAACGGCATATCGCAGGACGCACACTGGAGGGAACACATGAGAAGGGACATCGCCCTGCTTTTGGAATGCGACTGCATCTACATGCTGCAGGGCTGGGAATTGAGCAAGGGTGCAAAACTGGAACTTGATGTTGCCAGTTCGTGCGGCATTAAAGTATTGTTCGAATAACATTAAAACATAGAAAATATGGAAGAAAAGAAAGTACAACTGGTGTTTGAGTTTGACCGCTCCGAATATGATGCATTTCTCTTTCTGATGGACCAGAAGAAAGACGAGGAGGCGGAACAGATTTGGGAGGCAATGAGCAAAGCCCCTATCAAATGCGATTATAAAGCATTTGAGGGAGAAGCCAAGACAGTAAAACTGATGATGATGTGCGCTGCCATAGCATCAGTCAAGGAACTTGTAAAAGGAAAATGACCATGGCACAGGAAGTAACCAATTTCGCACGGTTCTTTGCGGCTTTCAACAAGTTGCCGTATAACGGCAGCCGCGAGGAGTTCAAGAAGCAGGTCGTGCTGCAGTACACCTGGAACCGCACCGACAGCCTCCGTGAGATGACACGGAGAGAATACAACGACTGCTGTGACGCGCTGGAGAAACTGAACGGCCAGAAGGACGAGCAGAAGAAACGCAGGAGCGAGTGCCTGAAGCTCATGCAGAAACTCGGCGTCGACACCACCGACTGGACACGCATCAACGCTTTCTGCCAGGATCCACGCATCGCGGGCAAGGTGTTCGCCCGGCTGAGCAACGAGGAATTGGAGCAACTTTCTGTAAAGCTCCGCTCTATCAGGCGCAAGGGCGGACTGAAACAAAAAAAGACGGAAGTCAAACCACAGGTGGACGTGGCCTATGTTATCCGCATGGACGCAAACACCCCAACATGCTGACAGATATGGAAAGAAAACAGGAACAGGCACTGAAGGTGCTGAGGCAGCAAGTCCTCGAAGCCACCCTTGACATGGAGCGCGAAGAGGCCGCCGAGTTCTTCGGCGAGTTGGCAGACTGGGCATACGCACAACAGGAGGCGATGCTCATAGACGAGCCAGAGATGCAGAACTATGATGAGGACTAACCCCATAAAAAGACAAAGACATGGAAGAAAACAACAAGCAGACCGTTGAAATGACGGCAGAGGAGATGGCCGAGTACCGGGCATTCCAGAAGGCGAAAGCCAAGAAAGAGGCAGAGGCGAAAGCCAAGGCCGAGCGTGAAGAGTACAAACAGCTCGTGGACGAGGAGATAGAGCACTCCATACCAGTGCTCCTCGGCATCAGCGAGCAAATCAAGGACAGCAAGCAAAAGGTGATGGACAACTTCAAGACCATACTGGAGATGAAGTCCGACCTGTTCAAGACCAAGGTCAAGGACGACCAGCGCAGCCACACGTTCACCAACTCCGAGGGCAACAAGCGCATCACGCTCGGCGTGTATGTGACCGACGGCTACCGTGACACGGTGGAGGACGGCATCGCCATCGTGAAGGAGTACATCGCCAGCCTTGCCAACGACGACAAGACACAGGCACTGGTGAACATGGTGTTCCGTCTGCTGGCACGCGATGCCAAGGGCACGCTGAAGGCAAGCCGAATCGTGCAGTTGCGCAAGGTGGCGCAGGACACCGGTGACGAGCGTTTCCTTGAAGGCGTGCGCATCATCGAGGAAAGCTACCAGCCGGAGGTGAGCAAGCAGTTCATCAGGGCCGAGATAAAGAACGAGAACGGAATGTGGAAACCCATACCGCTCGGAATGACAGAATCCTAAAGGCGAAACGACATGATACAGGAAGTAGAGAAGAAACCCAAAGTGGCCCTGTGCCGGAAATGCTACGGCACGGGCCGTCTCCGCAACCGCGAGACAAGTGAGGAACATACATGTGAGCAATGCGAGGGAACGGGCAGAGTGACCGTCAGCGCGAAGATGACCTACGACATCCGTCCCTACAAACCGAGAGAAAGACAGTAAAAACAGTTTATGGCAAAGAGGCGAGGAGCAAGTTACCAGAAACGTGTCACCGACATAAATAGGATATACGACCAGCATGCCAAGAGCGGAATCAGCAACCGCGAGATATGGCGTAGGTTCGTGTATCCTGTTTATGCTATATCCGAGCGAACCTTCTACAACCTCCTCAATGCCTCCTGCGACCCGAAGAACGAAGTGCCACAGGAGACACAGACATTTCTTCAGTTTGACTTTGACGATGAACCGGGACGTACAGAAAATAATCCGCAATATCCTAAACGACATTAGGGTGGAGATGAGCGACGAGTTCGACAGGAACTTCGAGCGGCAGGCTTTCTTCAGCGAGGCGTGGCAGCGCAGGAAAAGCCCCACACGGCCGGGCGGTTCCATACTGATAGACACCGGCACCCTCCGCCAGAGCATCAGCAGCCGAACCACCGAGAACAGCATCACGTTCTTCACCACGCTGCCGTATGCGGCCATACACAACGACGGAGGCGAGATAAAGGTGACGAAAAAGATGAAGCGCTTTTTCTGGGCAAAGTATTACGAGACTTCAGGCGCGTTCGGGCGCAAAAAGAACGGCGAGCGGCGCAATGACAAGCGCACCGTCAGACTGGGCACCGAGGCCGAGTTCTGGAAGTACATGGCGCTGATGAAAGAGGGCCAGAGTATCAAGATACCGCGCAGGCGTTTTCTGGGCGTGTCGCCCGAAGTGGAAAAGGCTGTCCGTGACATCGTGGAGGAGAACATCACCGAATACTTTAATGTGGAATTTGAAATCAAGCGAAAATGAGAAAAGAACTTTATAACCTTCTTTGCAGGGAACTCGGGGCGATAGCGGAAATAAAACATATCGACCTGTGGAACCGCAATGTGGAGTTCATCGAGCAGGAAGAGGGGTGGGAGAGACCGGCCGTGTTCGTGGAGTTCGGCCCGATACAGTGGAAACCGGTAGTGAACGGCGTGGAATACCGTGCCGAGCCACAGATAACCCTCCACATCGTCACCGACTGGACAGGCGCTGCCAGCGAAGGCAGTCCGTTCAAGGAAGATGCGCTGGAAGTATTCGACCTGCCCGACAAAATCCACAGGAGGCTTGCCAACCTGGAAGGCGAGACCTTCGGAGAGCTTGACCTTGCGCAGAGCATCACTAACCATGACCACGAGGACATCGTGGAGACCATAGAGGTATATCAGTATGTCGCCATAAAACGGCTCTGATTTGCCCCGTATCAAACAGAAAGAGCGTTCCCGGCTGATTGCTTGGAACGCTCTTTTTATTTCGTCAGAATTGAATTATAACGCCGTCAGGCGGCATCGGTGAACAGCATCATGTCCGTGTAGTGCGAGCTGTAGTTCACGGTGGCGTTGAACTCCACCTTGTGGCAGTTCCTGAACGGATTGCCCACGGTCGGGTTTCTGCCCATCCACTCGCAAAGCTCGATGATGGACGACTTGTTGGAAGTAAAGTAAACGAAACGATGACCGGCAAGGATGGTCAGCACATCAAGGTAGTCGGCAAGTCGCCAGTACATATTATATGTACCCACATCGGTGGAGAGATATGGAGGATCGACAAGGAACACCACATTCGGCACGTCCTTGTATCGGGCAAACACTTCCTTGTAGTCGCACGATACCACCGTGATGCCCTGCAAGTAGTCCTCGCAAGTGGGGTAGTCAGACTTGCGTATGTTGTTATACAGAGCCTCCTTTTTCATTTCGGGAATGCTCATCTTGTATTTCATGGAGAACATCAGTCCTGCTGATATGGTGATGAAGTCGATGTACCCGACCTCACGCTCCTCCTGTTCCAGTCTGGCGAATATACGGTCGCGCAGCTCGCCACGGATGCAGCTGTGCTTGGGAATGCCTTCCGCCTCCACCATTTTGCGCAGGTCAGCCAAAAGGCGGTTGGTCTGCGGAATGTGCTGCAGGCGGTTTCGGTAGCCGTCGAAGTCGTTGTATATAACCGTGGCATCCGGCTTCTGGCACTTGGTGATGTGCGACAACAGTCCCGAACCGCCGAACAAATCCACGAATACCGTGTCCTCCGGATATTGCTTGAGAACCTTGATAAACTCACGCGCAAACATGCGCTTCTGCCCCACGAACGGTAGCGGTGCCGATAAATACTGCTTTCTCATGGCTACACGTTCAGTTCAAATCTCACGTTCTCGTTTCCGTCGAGCAACTGGCGTGTGTGGCTGATGTTGTTCTCGTAGATATGCACATTCGCAAGGTTCAGCGTGATGGACTTCAAAGGCAAATCTATTTGCCGAGCCATGAGGTAGAGGTGATAGATGTCCGCAGGCAAACCGAGGTTTGCGTCCGAGCTGCGTTGGTAAGCCGACACCACCAGTTCGCCGTTCTCTATCTGGAACTGGACGAGCGACAGGCACGGAGCCTGATTTGTCTCCGCATCGGTGGAGCCGAGGAACAGCACATAGTTCTTGCTGTTGCGCTTCTCGCGGTTGATTTTGGCGATGAGCGGCGGCAACTTCTCAAAATAGGTGGGGTAGGAGTTTACAAGAATGGCACCGCAGTAGTCCCACCAGTTGATGCCCACCTCGCGGTACTTCTCCACGTTGCGTTCGCCCTGCATGAAGAGCTGCAGCTCGTTCCTTAACTTCTTGCGTGCGATGCCGTGCCCCTCGAAGATGTCGAGCAGGTCGGCAGGGGAGAGCACCAGTCGCTCGTTGAGCAGATAGCGTATGCTCCCCTTCTTGTTTTGTTGGCACTTGCCCTCGGCAAGCACTTTCTGCAAAATTTGATGGTATTTGTTCATGACCGTTTTGAATTTGAAAACGGTGCAAAGGTAATATGGCAGCACCTCTTCCTGACAAACAAGCCACCACGTTATACTGCAAGCAGGTTGCAGTCGGTTTTGAATCGGCGTATAAGGTTATAGACCTTGCGCTCGCTGACGGCATACTCCGTGGCGAGCCTTGCCACGATATAGGACACCTTCTCGCCCTGTGCGGAAAGCGTGCGGTATTCATTAAAAAGGTCGATGTATTGCACATCGTCCAGCCTGATTCCTGCCTTCTGGAAGTAAATCAGCAGTTCCCTGTTCAAATTCAGTATCTCTATCAGTTTCATTCTCAGAAATTTTTAGTACTTTTGCATCGTCTCACTTATCATAGGCGCAAATTGCGCTACATAAAAAACAACCTACCTGGTGCGAGCGAGGGTCTATGCCCCCGGTCGTGCGCCAGGTAGGTGTATTATGTTCAAATGGTAAGTGAGACGACTATTTGTAACAGGCCGGGGGCTTTTTTTATAACCCTCCCCCGAAGGGATCGTTCTTAGTCTCGGTATAACTCCAAATTGAAATTATCCTTGCATTTCCAACCGTCAGCCAGTGTGTCCTGGATATGCTGCATGGCCTTGGTGTAGAAGTCCGTCAGTTCGTCGATGTCGGTGAACGTGTGATAGCATGGCACATCGTCTGTTCCGAATTTGAACGTGACCGGCAATGTCTTGCCGTCAGACTGCACTGCAAGGTCGTATGCTGCCTTATAGTTGAACTGGTTCTCGGTTGAAAGCCACACGCTCATGCCGTTCCACACGAAGCCCGAAAGTATGGTCTCGTTGGTGCGGTCGTTGAACCATTCCGACACCATAGTCTTGATGGTGTCCTCCGATGGCTTGCCGTTGAACTCCGCCTCCATGTAGTCGGCAGAGCCGTCCTCGTTGTCATGCACGTCCCAGCGGACGCGCCACTTGTCTTTTATGGGGTTGGTGCATTCAAGCAACTTCACCCCCTGTGCTCCGTTTACTCTGTTCATCATGTGAAAATGTACTTTGTTCTACCCTTGCCGAAGGTCTCCGCCTTGATGGTGGTCTCGAACGGGAAGCCGTCCGGCATTTCACTCACTTGTTGGAGAATGTTCTTCATCTCCTCGCTGTTGGTGAAGAACTTCTTCGGCTCGCCGTTATGCTCTATTGATACTACACAGCGGTCTTCACCCTGACTGGTCTTGACTCCGACCTCGAAGTCTTTCACCACGATGGGCAGGTTCACCAACTCGCGGATGCTTACCACCGCACCCGCAAATCGCTTCTTGCCGTCCTCCGGCTTGTAAGCGACATTCAAATCCTTAAATGATTTCATTTCTTTGCCTGTTAATTTATTGAACAACATTATACAGTCGGCGTGTTTTGCCATTCCGTAGAAACTTGCTATCAAGACACGCCTCCTCTTTTTCGATTTAACCTCGTGCATTTTTCGGGCGAACTTCTGCTTGATGCGCTTGCGCAGCAGCACATGGTCGGGATATATGACATACCCCAAGAAGTCAATGCCCTCGTCCACGGGGAACACACGCTCGTTGGCCTTAACCTTCAAGTCGATTTGTTCCAGCTGCTCATGGACGGCATCACGAATCTCCCACAGTTCCGCTTTCGATTTACCGAGTACCACGCCGTCATCACAATAGCGGTAGAAATGACGCACGCCGTACCTGTCCTTCAGATAATGGTCTAAATACACAGACAACAACAGATTGCCCAAACCCTGCGACGATCGCAGCCCTATGCTGATACCTTGCGGTATGATGCGGACAAAGTTGTCAAGCATGGCTATGAGCTTCTTGTCTTTGAATACCCGATGCACACTGTACATGACGAAGTCCTGGTTGACACTCTCGTAGAACTTGGAGATGTCGAACTTGTAACAGAACCTTGTGCCCTCCGGGTCTTTCTGCATGTCACGGCGAATGTACTTCATCAAGTCGTGCATTCCCCGGTTCTTGATGCTTGCGGAGGTCGTTCTGATGAACCGCTTCTTCAGATGCTTATCCACCACCGACATGATGGCATGGACGGCGATGCTGTTCTTCAGTTTCTTAAAAAATTGAATGTGCCGTAGTTTGCCGGCCTCAATAATATCTTTCTCCTCAATGTCCTTTTCGGTCACATGGAACGTGCCGGAAGCAATACGTTCAGAGAGTTCCTTGATGACCTCCTCACGATGCGCGAGCAGGTAACGCCCCTGATGGCTTTTCTTCCGTTTGGTGCCACTGAGAACCTGGTCGAATGATTCCGCCATGTTGGAATACTCGACAATCTCCTCTATGATGTGACCTTCTCTGCGCATAGCATCAGTTTGGCTATTTATACAATGGAAGATATGGGCCTTCCTTTCCCCGGGCCTAAGTTCTTCGAGGCGTTTCCGTCCTACCAAACTCTACCCGACACGTGATTTTTCAGCTTTCCAATACTCTCCAAAACATTCCAATTCTTGAAACATTGGAAAGAATTGCTTTTGCTGTGGCTTGCCACCCTCGGCACGACATTGGGGACACGTCCTCATCGTTGTACGCCGATTGATAGTTGGTGAGACGCGAGCCGATGTTCGCATTCGCATTCGAGGCATCGTTACTCGCATTCGCGTACGACACACCGCCATTCGCGTTGGCGTTATTGTAACCGCGATAGACCACACGGCCTATGGGGTAGCTCTACCGGCTGCAAAGTTACTGAATATCTGTGCAAAACATGAATGAATATTACATAATGCACCAAAACAGCATGGCGATGAAGCCACCGGACACCGTGCAGAGCCAGTCTATCCAGTCCTAAGGGCTACCGTGCAGCCTGTCTTTGAGTTCAAGGCAGGAGGCTGCGACAATGGCAGAATAGATAGCCGTCCATGGCGACAAGGCGCACAGACCGACCATGAAACCGCCGACAAGATGCTTGTAACGGTTGCTTTTGCTTAGAAATGAGATAATTTTGTTCATAACTTGATGTGTTTTGAAAAATTGTTATTACCTTTGCAATGCGAGGGATGGGGTAACCTTTAGAGACCCGCTCTCGTTCCAGCCAAGTTTCTAACTTGGCTTTTTTATTTGTATGATTTCATCGCCTTGTATGCAGTAAATCAAATCAAACTTTTTGTACTGTGAAGTCCCCTTTAGACCATTGAATTTCGCAAGGCCAGTTTGGAAGTTCTCCGCAGAGAAATTACCATTAGGGAAGAATAAAACAGCTATTCTTGACTCTGGTTTTGAAGCACAATGTTTGAGTGCATTCCTAATATTGTTAGGTGTGCCACTTTCTGCACCTGCAACCTCAAACTTAAGATTGTCCCAAAGTCCCTCACAACTTTTCTTCTTGTATATATTTTGTGGCTCTTCCTCTAATATTACAGAATGTCCATTCTTGAATCCTGCTTCTTGTATTGAAGTCTCGTACCAGCCCTTATCTTTGTCAAAATTGTGTCCTATATGAGTGGCTTTCAGACCACCGTTCTTTTCATCAAAGGTGACATTCTTATATTTCTCATCTTTAATGAGTTTTCCATATAATGAGCGGTTCTTTTCGATTTGTTCTTTTTGAACCTCTTTGATGCTCCGAAGTAGTTTGCACGCAGCACATAATTCATTCTCCGGAATAAACCTCGCCAACTTGATTTTGCCCTTGGCGATGTCGCAGTCCCTGCACCGGCGAATCGTGTAGGGGTTGTAGTCGGGTACCGTCTTGTCCTCCTTGCCGGGGTTGAAATGGAAGATGCCCTTCGTGTCACGCTGCAGAGCCTCCTCGCCAAGTGCCATCGCTTCGTCGTGCGGTGTCGTGGGGTATTTAGACCTGCGCACCTGCACCACTGTACATCGGCAGTTCCAGCCGTTGGGTGGATAGTACTCCTCCCAGAACGGGTCTGAAGGCGGCAGTGTCACGCCATTAAGTGCGGCATGTTCCGGACGCACCTTGCCGTCCCCTGCCGTGCGGTACTGAAGATTGTAGCGGTCGCCGTCCTCCGAGAACCGCTCCCACTTGGCAGCCATCTCCGCAGACGACTGCACGAAGTTGTATTCAGCGCGGAGGTAGTTGGAGTTGTAGGTCTTGTCTATCTTCCGAACGTCGTTCAAAAAGGCTTCGAACGTCTTTCGTTCACCGTTCTCGTCGAGCAGGGACGGGAACGCCTCGTTCAACTCATGGAACGTTTTCATGCCGGAGAAGATGTAGTCAGAACGCTGGAGGCGCTTGCGCATGGCATCGGACATCTCCACCTTCTTGAAAGTGGAGTCCAGCACACCGGCATGGGCATCGATGAACTTCTGGATTTTCGGCTCGGCCAGCACCTCGATGCGGAACTGCGAACCCTCCAACGAGTAGAGTGTGTGCATCATGCCGTCGAACAGTTCGGAGAGCTGCTTGCGTATCTCCTCCTCACGCTCCTTTGACAGCGACAAGGTCTGCGGCCCATCGCCTAACAGCCGGGCGTAGCGTTGGTGCAGCCCCAGGTAATCACTGGGGCTCAATCGAAAAAACCGCCGTGAATGTTCTGCTGTTTCTTCTTGTTCTTGTCGTCCGGCTCGTTGTTGCCCTCGTCGTCATCATCATCACCGCCAACCGGGAGCACAGGTGTGGCATTGCGCCGTTCACCCACAGGCATGCTGTACTTCTCCGCAAAATATGTCGGGTCCACCTCGTAGCGGTCGGCAATCATGGTCTCGTATGCCACCTGCTGCTCCGGCGTGTAGTCCACCGCATCGTCCCACTCGAAGCGCAGTCCCTTGACAGGGAAGCCGTGCTTCACCATTCGGGGGATAAGCTGGTTGTTCACGATGTCGCGCAGCATGGTGCAGTCGCTCTCCACCAAGTTCTCGAACACTTCCAGGTGCGTTTCCGACTGCGAGAGGCTGCTGCCGTCCTCAATGGTCATGGTCTGCCCGATGATGAGTTTCGAGAGTTCCGAGTTCGCCCGGTCGATGCGCTTGTCATAGACATTGAAGGCATCGCCCTTGCCGCTCTCCACGAACTCAATCTCCGTATCCTGCCCAGCCACCATGTATTGGCTTGCCCCTGCGCCTTTCAGCATCTGCTCCAGCCGTCCCATCTCCTTGGGGTCGCGTGAGGTGGTGCGGGCGATACGCATCGGCATACCGAATATCTCACCGAATGAATCCCAGAACGCCAGCATGTTCTTCTTCGGTATGGTCTGCGTGGCAGCCTTCAGATACAGTCCGAGGTCGTCAGGCCGCCCGGCTTCGATGAGCCAGTCTGTAAACGGAGCCGAGCGGTAGTCAATGCCCGAGGTCCAGTCCTGCCCGAGCTGCTGAATGACACGCCCGTATTCCGGAATGACATGCTTTCGGGGAATGAGTTTCACGTCCGTATAGCACACGCAGCCGTCGCCGTCGGTGGTGAGGTCGCCAAGCTCGATGAGTGAGTGCCCCCAGTTGTTGGCGGCAAGCGCATATTCGAGCAGCTGCTTGAACCACGACTGGTCGAAATAGTGGTGCGCCTCCTCGTCCTCGTTGCCCTTGGCATCCACCAGCTTGAACGACTTCGCCATGACGAACCCCACACGCTGGCGCACACAGCCCGAGAGGTGAAGGTCAATCTCCACATCACGGTAAATGTCGTAGAGCCGTTGGCGGTTCGGGCTGTCCACATTGATGGCCATCTGCCAAGCCTGTCGCCAGTCGGCAATGTCCCTGCGCGTGAGCGCGTCGGTGGTGCGCTCCAGTTCGATGACCATCTTCTTCACGCGCTTGCGGTCCGACGACTTGGCAAGATGCAGGTCACCGTATGGTGTGCGCAGCACGTTCTGACCGCCACCGAACATACCGCTGAAAAAGTTCTTTATATCCATAGCGTTACCAGTTATGTCGTAATTGTTGCTGTGAACCGAATATGAGCAGGTCGCCTGTCGGTGTGCCGTCCTCGTCGGTGGCGAGCGGAAGGTCGGGGATAATTTTCCCGGCTTGCACACCTTCCAGCCACTTGACCGCACGCTCGTAGCGCTCCTTGCGTATCTCGCTGCCCATCTTCTGGGGCATCGCGGCAATCATGTGGTAGAGCGCGATGTCGGCGGCATACATCACCACCAGACGGTTGCGCTCCTCACCCTCAGCCGAGAACACCGCCTCCGTGTCGTACTTCGGACGGAGGTAGCCGGCAATCTCCTCACACGCCTCCAGTTCCGCATTGTCGCGTATCTCCTCAGAGGCTTGCGACACCACCTTCAGCGCATTCTCGCCGATGACCACCCTGTAATCTTCTTCCGTGATAAACATGACGCGCCCCCTTTCTAATGCGTTACATAAATGGCACGACGCTCAATGTCCGCCACCTTCACGCCCTTGCGGAAGCGGTGCTTTGCCACCAGTTCACGGATGGTGCGTTTCGGCACGACCTTCAGCGAGCCGTTCATGTAAATCACGTAATATTTCATGCCCAGCAGCTCCGAGAGCCTGTTGGCTTTCTTGATGGCACGCTTGCACTGCCATCCCCAGATAATGTCCTTTATAACTTGAATCATAGTTACCAAATGTTTTTGGCGGTCGGCCTCTTGCCGAACACCGGTTTGAAACTTTCCTGTCTTGTGTTGCGCTGCAGCATCCATATCGCCCCCTCATCGGCATCGGGCGCATCGTCATGCACACGGCTGCCACGCTCCAGTGCCAGCGTCTGTTCGATGCCCACCTGCATGTCGGGGTCGTCCTTCTTACGCTCGTTGTAGAAAACGAAGCCACGTTCCCAAAGCGGACTGACCGCCTCGATGCGTTGGATTTTGTCGGGCTTCTTGCGCTTGTCTGGCATGATGGGCAACTGGTACCCGCGCAGGTTTCCCTCCACGGCGAACTCGTCCAGAATCACGTCCTGCATGAAGTTAGCCTCCATGAAGAACTGCACGGCCACCGTGTCGCGTGTGCGCTCATAGAGGTCGTAAAGCCACCGCACCATCTCGCTGACCGTAGCCTGGCGCACGAAAGCATCGATGAGATGCAGTTCCGAGCCAATTTTTCCCCACAGGCGGCACGCCTTGTAGTCGTTGGAGGTCGTCGATTTGAACGACGGGTCGGTGTAGCACACCAGCATGTCGTACTTTTCGAGCTTTGGCAGACGCTTGTAGCGAATCCACTCCGCACGGAAGATGGTGCCGTCCACGATAGGGTTGTGCATCATCTCCTTCTCCCAGGCGCGGTAGCCCACGAAGTCGCGGTAAGCCTGCGCCTCCTCCTTCGTCCATTTCTCTTTCCACACCGGCTCGCCGTTACGGTCCACTGCCTGTATCTTGGAGAGGAACACGCCCTTTGTGCGCGAGATGTTGTAGAGCACAGAGTTTTTGCTGATAAGGTTGCCCACCATGATGAAACGACCACGACCCACATCGAGCGCACCGAAGAGCGCCTCCTTCACCCAGTCCGTAAGGTCATGCACCAACTTCTCGTTGCGGCACAGCTGATCGTCGTCCAAGTCGTCGATGACGATGTAGTCCGGGCGAGCCTCACGGTCGCGCAGACCACGGGGCGACTGACCGCGACCGCAGGCAAGGAACTTCACACCGCTCTTGGTCTTGAACTCGCCCTCCTGCCAGCCACCGTCATTCTTCTGCTGCCCGAAGTCAGCGATGAGCCGTTGGTTGTATTCCAACTCCGCCTGAATGTCGCCGAGCAGTCGGTCGGCATTGTCCTCCGACTTGCCCACGACCACCATAAAGTTGATGAGCCGCTTCGGTTGGAACATCAACCAGAGCGGTGTGAAAACATCAAGGTGCGTTGATTTGGCATGACCGCGCGGCCACATGAACACCGCCTTCAGGTCGGGCGTGTTTCGCACCTTGCGTGCCGCCTCGTTGTGGAACGGCGCATTGTGAATGGTGCGTATGACCTCGCCGGTCGTCTTGTCGCGCAACTGGAGGAAGTGGGGAAAGTAATACTCGCAGAACGCCGCATAGTTACCCAGCAACCGCTTGATGCGCATATCCCTCTCCACGGGCGTTTCGCTTTTCAGAAGCGACGTGTCCGTGATGGACTGCACCTGCCGGCACCGCTCTTTCCATTCCTCGTATGCCTTTTTCTTTTCCGCTGCTGTTGCCATAGGCTGCCCTCCGTTACTTTATGCCCATCTGCTCGGTGATGTACAAGTCCTGATACTTGTTGATGACACGCATCAGTTCGGGAGTAACTTCCGGGTCGGTCTGCGAGCGGAACTCCAACCATCTGGAGAAAGCCATGAACACCTCGATGGCATCCACCACGTTAGCCTTCTTGTCGAGTTTCTCTATGACCGACGAGAGCTTTGCCAACTTGTCGCCCAGTCCTGCGATGAGTGCGGGGTCGTTGGAGTCATTCACCTGTGTAATGAGCGTGTCGATGGTGAGCAGCAGTTTGTTCACCAGTTCGGGACGGGTGATGTTCTTGGCGGCACGCGCCTCCTTCCACCCGTCGGCTGTACACCACTTGGATATGGTGACGCGCGACACGTCCACCTTCTCCGCGATCTCTTGCTGCTCCATGCCCGAGAGATAGAGCGTGCGTGCCAGCGACTTCTTCTTTTCAATATCTGCCTTTGTCATGTTGATAAGGTTTTTTGTTCGTTACGTCAGGGCACACCACGCCCCGATTTATTTGCAAAAGTGCCACGATTTCGGTGGCTCTCCAAAAAAGTGTGCAATGCTTTCATAGAAGTGTGCAACCATTGCACACTTTTTTGGCGGACAGACATTTACCTCGTAATATTGCAGTCGCAAACCGGGCGGAGCAGCCCCAAAAACAGCAACGACATGAGTAAAGGAAAACGAGTAAGAATAACCAACGACAGCCTGAACAGCTACGGCACAAGGGTGCTGACGGCAGGCATGAACGTGGAGCAGTACCAGCGCAACCCGGTGCTGCTGTACATGCACGAGCGCGGCAACGTGATAGGCTATGTAAAAGACCTGAAGGTGGAGGACGGCGAGGTGACCGGCGAGCTGATGTTTGACGAAGCCTCCGAACTCTCCGTTCGCTGCAAGAAACAGTACGAGTTCGGCAGTCTGAAGATGGTGAGCGCAGGGCTTGACATTCTGGAGACAAGCGAGGACCCCGAACTATTGGTGCAGGGACAGACCAGCCCCACCGTCACCAAGAGCAAACTGTTTGAGGTCAGCCTGGTGGACATCGGAGCCAATGACGATGCCATCGTGCTGCAGAAGGACGGCAAGAAGATAACCCTCGGCAAGGACAGCGAATGTCCCTTGCCAATGTTGAACAACAATAATCAAAAACAAATGGAACAGAAACAGATTGCCCTACAGTTGGGCTTGCCGGAAACGGCAACTGAGGCGGACATCAACGCCAAGCTCGGTGAGCTGAAGGCTGCCAAGGAAGAGAACGAGAAACTCCAGCAGGAGAAGGCGACCCTCACGCTTGCCAGTATCACCGCCATCGTGGAGAAGGCGGTAGGGGAGAAGCGCATCGCCCCTGACAAGAAGGACGAGTTCATCAACCTCGGCAAGGAAGTCGGCAAGGAGAAACTGGAGCGCATTGTCGCAGCCATGGCACCGCAGATGAAACTCAGTGCCGTTATCGGGCATCAGGGCGGAGCGGCAACACAACAGCCGACTGCCTACAAGAAACTGAGCGATGTGCCGTCAAGCGAACTCTTGACCCTCCGCAAGGAGCAGCCCGAAGAGTACAAGCGACTCTACAAGGAAGAGTACGGCATGGAGTGTGAACTTTAGTACAAACCAACAAAACAAAAAAAGAATGAAAGCAAAAGTATTTTTGACCATGATTACGGCTGTGCTGTTCAATGCGATGACAGGAGCCGTATTCGGTATGGCATTGGGCGTGTCGCCCGTGGCAGGTGCCGTCGGTGCCAATGCCATCGCACTTGCCGTGAGCGGTGCAATGCCGGTGGGAGTGGCACGTGAAGGAGTGCTGAAAGAGATTTGGACTGGCGAGTTGGTGAGAGCCCTCCGCGAGTTCCTCGCCGGCACATGGCTTGACGGCATCCCCGACAGTTCAAGCATTGTCGATAACGATGTTATCCATCTGGTAGAGGTAGGTGTGGACCCTGACGTACTCGTCAACAACACCACCTATCCAATCCCCTTGCAGGCACTTGATGACAAGGACATCGCCATTCAGCTTGACAAGTTCCAGACAAAGGTAACACCAATCACCGACGATGAGTTGTACGCTATCAGCTACGACAAGATTGCCAGAGTGAAGGAGAGCCATTCAAACGCCATCAACGATGCCAAGTTTGCCAAGGCTGCACACGCACTCTGTGCCCAGAAGAACACCGCCAAGACCCCTGTATTGACTACTACCGGCGAGCGTGACGCGACCACCGGGCGTATCAAGATGACCGCCAAGGACGTGCTCGCGATGAAGGCAGCCCTCGACAAGTTGGGTGTTCCGACCACGAACCGTCGCCTCGTATTGTGTACCGACCATGTGAACGACCTCTTGGAGACCGACCAGCGTTTCAAGGAGCAGTACAACATCGACCGCAACACTGGCAAGGTGGGCAAGCTCTACGGCTTCGACATCTACGAATACGCCAACACCCCGTACTTCTCAGCCAAGGGCGAGAAGAAGGCAGTCGGCGACAAGGGAGAAACTGCTGGCGACTTCCACTGTTCATTCGCATTCTACACACAGCGTGTGTTCAAGGCTACCGGCTCCACCAAGATGTACTGGAGCGCTGCCGAGAATGACCCCGAGTACCAGCGCAACAAGGTGAACTTCCGCCACTACTTCATCTGCATGTTCAAGAAGGCAGACGCAGGTGTCGTAATGACCAGCGGATATAAAGCTGAAGCGTAATGGCGAGAATGAAGTATTTGGTCCTGCACTGCACAGCCACGCCGGAAGGCCGTGAGGTAACCTCCAAGGAGATACGCCACTGGCACACCGACCCGGTAAGCAAGGGTGGGCGTGGCTGGAAGCAGGTGGGATATACCGACCTGATACACCTGGACGGCAAGGTGGAGCGCCTTGTCGATAACAACGAGGACGCGGAGGTGGATCCGTGGGAAGTTACCAACGGCGCGAAAGGCTACAACTCGGTGAGCCGGCACATCGTGTATGCCGGAGGCTTGGCCAAGGACGGCAAGACCGCCAAGGACACACGCACGGCAGCGCAGCTGAAGGCGATGACCGACTATGTGCGCAACTTTCACGAGAGGTTTCCGCAAATCAAGATCGTGGGACACCGCGACCTTCCGGGCGTGAACAAAGCCTGTCCGAGTTTCGATGTAGCGGGGTGGCTCAAGTCAATAGGCATTTACCAACAGTAAAAATATGGATGGCATGAATATCAGCGAAGTCCTGAACGTCCTCCTCGGCGGAGGTCTGGTGGCTACCATTGTGGCGATATGCACGCTGCGGGCTACCATAAGGAAAGCGAAAGCGGAATCGATGAAGGCGGAAGCCGATGCCGAGACGGTGCGTATGGACAACGCCGAGCATGCCACCCGTATCTTGGTAGAAAACATAGTGAAACCATTGAAGGAAGAGCTCAATGAAACAAGAAGATACCTCGAAGCGTCGAAGCGCGAGATGGCGCGTCTCAGGAAGGCTATCGACACTGCGAACAGTTGCAAGCATCATGATGACTGCCCTGTTCTTGTCGGGCTGCGCGACAAGCCGAAAGGCGAGCGTGGTCACGGAGGAAAGCGTGAGACAAGTATCCGCGGACACCCTCCGGAGCGAAGTGCGTCAGACGTGGACGGAGACAGTACCGCTGGAGGAAGCCAAACTGGAGATACCCCTGGCGGAACTGACTAACCTGCCCGAAAAGGCAGAGTACCACGCCAAGAACGGACGGGCCAGCGCGACCGTGCAGAACAAAGGCGGCACCATTGTGGTGTATGCCACCTGCGACAGCCTGCAGCGCCAGTGCGAATACTACGAGCGGCAGATGGCAAGCTACAAGAATGCGCTGGAACAGCAGAAGAATGAAGCCAAAACGGAAAAAGAACGTAGTTCCAATCCGTTGAAGATGCTTCTCATCGCCTTTATCGTCGGAGTGGCGACCGGCACAGTATTAACCATCACAACAAAAAGAATATGGCAGAAAGTAAGAAATTCATGTACGGCATAGGTGTCGTAAGGTTCGGCGACAAGACCGTCGGCTATATCGAGAAGAACAGCTGGGATTGGGGCGGAGCCAAGCCCGAGAAAGTGGATGTGGAAGCCGAGCAGGTGCCCGGTGCCCCCGTGCTGACCCTCGTCACGAAGAACGGTACGATAGCCCCCACGTTCAATCTCATACAGCTGGACTACGAGAACCTCCAGCTCGCCCTTGGCGGTACGCTTGTCGGCACGCAAGGAGCCTATACCGGTTGGAAAGCCCCGACCGACCTTGTGGAACTCCGAGACAAGTGTGAGATTCAGCTGAAGAGCGGGCAGACAGTGACGATACCGAGTGCCACCCTTATGGCCAACCTCGGAGGCAAGCTCACCCTGACCGAGGTCTCCAAGATAGAGTGCCAGTTGACGGTGAACGCGCCTGATGACGGCAGTGCTCCCTATGATGTGGCCGATACCAAACCAGGGGAGTAGCGCATGAACCGAGCAATCGAAAAAGAAGCGGCGGAGGCACTCCTTGACAGGGGTGTCTCCGTGCCGTTTAAGGACATACGTCTGCCGTTCCGCAAGAAACCGCTGAAGGTGCGCATCACCATGAAGCGCCCCACATTGGCAGGACAGATAGAAATCGGACGGCAGTATCTGGAGATGGACACCACGGCAGAGGAGGTGCGGACACTGCCCAAGCTGGAGCAGATGCGTTTCATGGCCAGACACGGCAAGCGCCTGTCGCGCATCATCGCCTACACCGTGTGCAGGGGGTATATATCCCGCCATCTGTTTGTGGAACTGACCGCGTGGCTCGTGCGCAACTTCGTGGCGTACCGGTATCAGGTGGCCGCCACCGAGCAGTTCGAGCGGCTGATGGGCACAGGCCCTTTTATGAGTATTATCAGATCCGCGGAACGGACGAATCCGATGAAGCTGAGACTGAGCCAAAAAAAGAAGGGGAGTTAAGGACCGAGTATGAAGGTTCCCATAGCCCTTTCGGATTCGTGTGGCAGATAGCCAGCGCGACAGGCTGGAGCGTGGACTACATACTCCACGGCGTGAACTACCAGACCCTCATCATGATGCTGTGCGACGCCCCACGTTACATCAAGAAGAAAGCCGGCAGACCCGACAGCGGCAAGACCGCCGAGGAGGAAGCCGAGGACATCGCAGGATTTTTTCAAAGTAAACTGAATTGAAAGCATGAGCAAGCCAGTAGAGATAGAGTTCCTGATGAAGGACAAACTGAGTGACGGTATCGACAATGCCAACGCGCATATCGACACCCTCATAGACAATGCCAAGAAAGCGGCCGAGTTGGTGAACGCCAAGATAGCCGAGCAGCACAAGGTCATTGACGGAGTGTCCGCGGACCTCAGCCGTATGGAGCGGCAGCTTGCGGGCATGAAACCCGGTACCGCCCAGAAGGAACTCGCCGCCGATGTCATGGCTTGCCGTAAGGTTCTGGACGAGGAGCGGAACACACTCGTCTATTTGGAGAAACAGCACCGTCAGGCGGAAAAGGCCGTGTCCGACTTAGAGAAGGAGCATGGCAAACTCTCCGAGTCCAGCACCACGGCGGCTGTGGCGCAGAAGACCCTTGCCGAGCGTATCGCCGAGAGCAAGGACTTGGTGAAGTACACCACCTCCAACATCAAGGAGCTGGAGAAAGCCTACAAGAACGCAGCCCCCGGTAACGCCCAGTCCGCAGCCCTTGCCGAACTCAACGCCGCCAAGAAAGCGTTGGAGGAAGAGAAGCTGATACTCGCCAGCCTTACACGCGAGCAGGAGGAAAACAAGGAGAGCAACAAGCGTCTGGCCATGCAGTTGCGCGAGTTGCAGGACGCGATGGCCAAGATGCGACTGGAGGGAAAGCAGGACACGGAAGAGTACCGCGAGATGGCGGAGAAGGCAGCCTTGCTGTCCGACACCATCGCCGACCTCCATACCCAGACCAAGATACTCTCCAATGACGATGCAAATCTGCAGGGATTCATGTCCGGTATCAGCGGTCTGTCCGGCATGTTTACCGCTGCTACCGGTGCCGTGTCCCTGTTCGCCTCCGAAAACGAGAACCTTGCCAAGATACAGGCGAGGGTGCAGTCCGTCATGGCCGTCACGATGGGTCTGCAGCAGGTGTTCAACACCCTGAACAAAGACTCCGCATTCCGACTGGTGACGGTGGTGAAGATGAAGAACCTGCTGACGGCGGCCAACACAAGGCTGGCGGCAGCCCTCGGCATCTCCACCGCAGCGGCATCTGCGCTCATGGCTACCCTCACGCTGGGCTTGTCCGCAGTCATTACCGGTCTGATTGTCCTGTTCAACAAATACAGCGACGCGCAGGAAGAGGCACGGCAGAAAGCGCAGGAACTCATCGAGGTGGAGAGCGAGGGCAGGGCGCAGATGATAAAGACCCGTTTCGAGATAAACAACACCATTCGCGAGCTGAAGGAGTTCACCGGCAGCAAGGAGGAGGAAAAGAAGAAGACCGAAGAACTGAACCGCAAGTACGGCGAGGCTTTCGGCTACTATGACACCGTTGCCGAGTGGTACGATGTCCTCACGCAGAAAGCGGCCGACTATATCCAGATGCTTTTTCTGCAGGCCAAGGCACAGGCACTGGTCAACAAGGCCGTGGAAGCCGATGACAAGGTGAACAAGCTGAAGGCGACCGATGCCGATGATGTCGATGGCTCCATGGGGTGGTTCAAGAAGTCCCTCCTGTATTTTGCGCAAGGAGAGACCAACGGCCAGATAGACGCGTCGGCCATCATCAAGGAGGAAAACGAGAAGAACAAGGAACAGGCCATCGCCGATGCCGAGAAACTCCGTGACGACCTGCTCAAACAGGCGGAGGACCTGACCAAGGAAATGGGCGAGATAGGCAAGAACAGCAATATCGGCGGCCATTCCAAGCCCGAACACAAGCCGACCGGTGGAAACGGTGACAAGGACAGACAAAAAGAGCTGGAGCGCGAGAAGGCAGCCGAGCAGAAACGAGCCGAGGAACTTGCGCGACTCCGTCAGGAGAACGAGCAGGAAAGCATCGACCAGATGGCTGAGGGCAGTGCCAAGCGAATCCGGCAGATAAAGTTCAACTACCAGAAAGAGGAATCCGAGATAAAGGCGCAGGAGGCCAAGTGGCGCGATGCGCAAGGCGGCAACCTCACGGAGGAGCAGGGCGAAGCCCTTGCGGAACGGTTACGTCTGGCACAGGAAGAACAGCGCAAGGGCCTGGAGGAAATTGACAAGGAATCCCTGAAGAACGAGCTCCAGACCATGGTGGACTACCTGCGCGAGTATGGCACACTCCAGGAGCAGAAATACGCCATCGCCAAGGAATACGCCGAGAAGATACGCGAGGTGAACGAGGGCGACGGCACGGCTGAGGAGAAGCGGTGGCAAGTCCGCAAGCTCGAAAAGGAGCGTGACGCTGCCGTCAGCCAGGCCAATGCCCAGAACCTTGCCTTGAACATAGACTGGAGTACCACCTTCGAGGGCGTCGGCAACGTGCTCAAAGACGTGGCGAAAGATACCCTCGCCAAGATAGAGGAGTACATGCAGACCTCCGAGTTCAAGAAACTCTCGGCGGAAAACAAGAAAGTCTATACCGACCTGCAGGCGAAGCTGAAGGACGAGACCGGCGGCAACAGCACCAGTGCCTTCAACTTCAAGATATGGGGCACAATCGCCGAGAACGTGAAGGCCTACCAGGACAGCGTGCGCACGCTCCGTGAAAAGACCGATGCCCACACGCAGGCCGTGGCCGATTTGGAACAGGCGCAGAAAGACCTTGCCGATGCGACCGATAATGCCTCAAAGGAAATCGCACAGAAAGCGGTGGACATAGCGCAGGGAAAGGTCAACATGACGGCAGCGTCGCAGAACGAGGCGCAGGAGGCCAGCGACAAGGCAAGGAAAACCCTCACCGACAACACCAACGCGGCGGCGCAGGGCATCAAGAACTTTACCGGCTACCTGAACGAGATGTCGGACGGCTCGCTGTACGGCTTTGCCAACGGCATCACCAAACTCATTACCTCGCTCTCCAAAGGCTCTGACGGCATCGGCAAGTCGTTGGGCGAGTTGGGCGGCAAGGTAGGAGGCATCGTCGGTGCCATACTCCAGATACTCGATGCGCTGGGTGATGACCCGAAAGGTTTCATCAACGACCTGCTCGACAAGGTTGCCGACACAATAAACAAGGTGGTGGAGGAACTGCCCGAAATCATCATCGATGTCATCAAGGACGTGGGCAACATCGTGCAGGGACTGCTCAGCGGCATTGCAGGGTGGTTCGGCATTGACGACCTTTTCGGACTGAACGGCAATGAGGCGGAGGTGAAAAAGACCATTGAGAACCTGACCGAGCGCACCGAACTCCTGCAGAACGCCATCGAGGATTTGACTGACGTGATGGAGAAAAGCTATGGTCAGAAAGCCACCGATGCCTACGAGCAGGCCAAGCGCAACCAGGAGGAGACCAACGCCAACTATCTGGGCATCGCGCAGGCGCAGGCAAGCTACTGGAAGCACCACCACAGCTGGAACTACTACTGGAACGGCTTTTCCGATGACCAGACGGCATGGATAAGGCAGAACGTGAAGGAGAATTTCGACGGCAGCATCTGGAGCCTTACACCGGAGGAGATGAAGAAACTCCTCTCCAATGTGGATATAGCCGAGTACATCAAGAACACCGGCAAGGGCGGTTATGGAAATGATGTGCTGGACAAGCTGCAGGACTACGCGGACCAGGCAGGAAAGATAGAGGAACTGACCGACAGCTGGCGCGAGACCATCACCCAGATAAGTTTCGACAGCATGAAGGACAGCTTCATCTCCAACCTGATGGACATGAAGAAAACCTCCAAGGACTTTGCCGAGGACTTCGCCACGGACATGCAGAAAGCCCTGCTGAGCTATTCCATGGAAGACCTCATCAACGGTGAGCTGAAGCAGTTGTACGATGACTGGGCACAGCTTATCTCCGACAAGAACGGCGAGCTGACGGAAAAGGACATCGAGGACTTCAACCGCCGCTATGACGAGATAGTGGCGGAAGGGCTGAAACGCAGGGATGAGTGGGCGAAGGTCACCGGCTACGAGGACACGGGCGGTACCAGCCAGAGCGCGAAGTCCGGAGGCTTTACCGCCATGACGCAGGACCAGGGCACGAAACTGGAGGGCATGTTCACCAGCGGACTGCAGCACTGGTCAAGCATGGACGAGCGTCTGGAGACCGTGGCCGACCGCATGAACCTTGCCGAGAGCCACCTTGCCCGGATTGCCGAGAACACCGGCACGAGCGCGGGGCATCTTGGCGAGATAAAGGAGGACATCAGAAAAATAGTAAGGGACGGACTAAAAGTAAAATGACATGGACAAGATACTTGGAGGGCTGGTGCTGGTGAACGGCACCGACATCTGGAAAGAATACGGCGTGTTCCTCGTCGAGGACAAACGTGGCGGCATGGATAACCTCACCGCCATACTCACACCGAGCAAGACGAAGAAGGACACCGCCGTGAACATACGCGAGGATCAGGGCGAGAAATATTCCGCCACACTTACACCGAGAAACGAGCCGAGGGACATCACGCTCAACTTCGCCCTGTATGACAAGACACAGGCGGGTTGGCTGCGGAAATACTTCTCGTTCATCAATTTCCTGAAACAGGGCAAGGGCGGCTGGCTGGACATCGTATTCACGCAGCTTGACCTTACCCTGCATGTGAAATACAGCGAGAGCCCCAAGTTCACACCGCTCACCTACCTGTGGAAGGAGGGTGTGAACGCCGGCAAGTTCAAGGTGAAGTTCCGCGAGCCTGTCCCCATCATCTAATGACATTCAAACAGCATTCCTATATGGTTCTGACGATATACGACAAATACGGCACCGCCCGGACGGACATCTCGCCCGGTGACGGCAGCACCCAGCAGAAGGAGGTTCAGGGCGACAACGTGCTGACGCTCTCCTTCACCCATTACGAGCACATACCCCTCGATGTGAACGACTATGTGGACTTTGAGGGCGAGCGCTACTGGCTCACCGAGAAATACGCCCCTGCCCAGAAGAGCGATGGCGAGTGGTCGTATGACGTGAAATTTTACGGCATCGAGAGCCTGATAAAGCGTTTCCTCGTGCTGGAGACCACAGACAACAATGCCGAGCCCGTGTTCACCCTCACCGCCACTCCGAGAGAGCATGTGGCGATGGTGGTGAAGTGCATCAACAACGGCATGGGGCACACCACCGACTGGAAGGTGGGGCAGGTGGGCGGCACCGACCTCATTGTCATCGACTACGAGGGCAAGTACTGCGACGAGGCACTGAAGGAGATAGCCGAGAAAGTGGGCGGCAGTGCCGAGTGGTGGGTGGAAGGGCAGACCGTGAACATCTGCAGATGCGAGCATGGCGAGGAAATAATATTGGGGTACGGCAACGGACTGACGAGCCTGGAGCGTGACACTGACAACACCAACAAGTTCTACACGCGCCTGTTCCCGATAGGCAGCACCCGCAACATCGATGCGGAGAAATACGGCCACAGCCGTCTGATGCTGCCCGGCGGCCGCCAGTATGTGGAACTGCACACCGACGAGTACGGCATCTATGACCACTACGAGAAAGACGCGTTCAGCGGCATCTATCCAAGACGCACCGGTGAGGTGAGCAGTGTGCGCAGCGAGAATGTCAAGGACGATGACGGCAACGCGTTCACTATCTACTACTTCAGGGACGACACGCTGAACTTCGATCCCAACGACTATGAACTGGCAGGCGAGACCAAGCGCGTCTCGTTCCAGGACGGTGAGCTTGCCGGGCTCGGTACCGATGACGACCACTATTTCGAGGTGAACTTCGACAGCAAGACACGCGAGTTCGAGATAATCACCATCTGGCCGTATGACGACGACACCCAGCTGCCCGGAGGAAAGCTCGTGCCCAAAGTGGGCGACCACTATATCCTGTGGAACGTGCGCATGCCCGACGAGTACTACCCGATAGCGGAGGAGGAGTTCCTGAATGCGGTGGAGAAGTACAATGCCGAGCACTGGAAGGACATCAGCGTCTATAAAGCCCCGACCGACCATGTATGGGTGGAGGAGAATAATGTCGTGTTCTATGTCGGCAGGCGTGTCTGGCTTGTGAGCGACAAGTATTTCCCGGAGAACGGCTACCGGCAGAGCCGTATCACCAAGATAACGCGCAAGGCGAACCTGCCAAGCCAGATGGACCTTGAAATCAGCGACGCCCTGCAGACAGGCGCGCTTGACAAGGTGAACAACAGCATCGGAGAGCTGAAGAACTATACCAAGTCCAGGACGGAGGGCGCAGCTTTGCCCGACATCATACGCTCATGGGACGACACGCAGCCGACCGACAACAACCTGTTCTCCGCAAGACGGAGCCAGCAGGAGTTCATCAGCAAGAAACGCAACGACCGTGCGAAGAAGAAAATCACTTTCGAGGAAGGCATCGGTATCGGACTGGAAGAGAATGGGCGTATCGATGGCAGGGGCAATGCCGATTTGCTCACCCTTGTGGTGCGCGAACTGTTGCGCAGCGCCAACTATGGCGGCAGTGGCATGACAGGCAACGGCTGGCAAATCGGCCTTGACGAGGACCTGCTGTCGCACCTGATAGTTGACAAGATAACCGTGAGGCGCGTGATGAATGTCTTTGAACTGCTGATAAACAAGGTGCGCAGCGTGGGCGGACAGATTTGCGTCAGCGCGGCCAACGGCAAGATAAAGACGGTGCGGGAGCAGGGCGACTACTGGCACATCACCTTCGAACAGGAGAACACCTTCGTGGCGCACGACCTGATGCGCTGTCAGGTGTTCACCGGCACGTCGCAGAAAGCCTACTGGGTGGAAGTGGCCGGCACCGCGAATGGCGGCATACTTGTGGAGAAATCCGAGTTTGAGACCGCACAGCCCGAAGAGGGCGACGAGTGCGTGCTAATGGGCAACACCGAGACGGCGAACCGCCAGAACCTTGTCCTCATATCCGCCTCGGAGGACGGCCACCCGAGAGTGGACGTGCTGGACGGGGTGAACGCCAAGAACTTTGACCACGCCCTGCGTGCAAGGCTCGGCAACCTTAACGACATCAAGGACGACCGCTTTCCACTGGATAACCAGCCGAAGGGCAACGGCCTGTATGCCGACAACGTGTATCTGCGCGGCACGTTCCTGCTTTCCACCGGCGAGGACATCAAGACCAAGCTGGAGATAACGGAGGGGAAGGTGCAGAGCGCGATAGACAGCGTGCGGAACGACTTCCTGAGCGAGAAAGGCTACCTGAACAACCCCACGTTCACATCGGGGCTGGAGAAATGGAACTCCGAGAACGAGACCGTGTTCTTCCTTGTCGGCAACAAGTGGATATGGGCCAACGGCAACGTGCTCTCCAAGAAAGGCGACGGCGCAAGCGTGGTCACGGACATGGGGCGCACGGTGGTGCGCATACGCAACAAGTACATACTGCAGAAACACGGGAACCTGCGCTATGTGCCCACGTTCCCGACCAATGACGAGGGGCAGAAAGAGGCCTTGCCGGTATATCTGACATTCTTCTACCGCTGTGCCGAGGCCGGCACGCTGAAGGTCCGCTTCGAGAATGTGGACAAGACAGGCTTCGCCAACTTCAACAGCATGGAGATAAGCGAGGAAATCGCGGAGACCGAAGGCTATGTGCAATATACCGGAAACGGTCTGTGGAACGGAACGGGCGACTTCCGTCTGGAGTTTGACGGTGACATCTACATGTACATGCTGGTGCTCAGCACCGACAAGTACGAGGCGCTGACGCACCGCTACCGCACATTGTTCGAGCAGAGCGAGCGTCTTGTGAAAATCTCCGCTGCCGTGTTCGACAAGGACGAGAACATGCTGGAGGAGACAGGGCTTGTCACCACTTCCAAGGTGTCGGGTCTGTACGCCATCGACGGGGACGGTAATCTGAAATCATTTGTTGGAGCGGGTCAGGACGGTGTGAAGATAAAGGCCGCCAACATACAATTGGAGGGAATCGTCACGGCCAACGGCAACTTCAAGATATTGGAGGACGGCAGCATCGTCACGCAGAATGCGACGATATACGGCAAGGTGTTCGTCGAGGACGGCGGAAAAGTGGGCGGCTTTGATATTCAGAACGCCTGCATGAAATGGAGCGACAGCCTGGCTGAGATAAGGCTTGGCTATGACGATACCTGGAGCAGGAAAACCTGCGTGTATATCAAGGCGGACATGTTCAGCAACGCCATCGCCGGGCTTGCCCCGATGGGCGGCAGTGGAATTTACGGAAGTTGCAGGAGCACCCCCACATTCCCGAACAGCAATACCATGTGCGCGGGGTATTTTGACGGTGACATACTCGTGAATGCCGGTAACATAATCGTGACGGGCGGTGCTATCCAGGCGGACAAGATGCTGCCACAGAACGGCTGGTCTGGAAGATTCAAGGGTAAAACTGTGACGGTAGAGAACGGAATAATAACAAATGTATCATAATATGAAGATAGATTTTCAGCATTTCAATGTTTACCTGTCGGTCACTCGCAAGGAGGTGCGGCCGATGGACGTTCGCGAGACATTCGCGGACATGATATACAACAACGTGAACGGTATCAAGGCGCACGCCCTCGCCCTGAAGATATACGAGAGTGAGGGCGAGGCGGACTACACCGATGACGAGATGAAACTTGTGCGCATCGTCGCCGAGCGTCTTTGCGTGCCCGGCTTCATAGACGGACTGAACGAGCAGTTGGATAATAACCCTAACAACGAATGATATGACAGACGAGGAGAAGAAAACAGTCGTTCAGGAAGTCCTGAACCAGATAAAGACCGACAGTCAGAGCGTGGACGAGCTGGAAACCGTCACCTCGCTTGACAGCGTGAACTCACTGCCGGCCATGCAGGGGGAGAAAGTGGTCCGCGTGCCTGTGTCCCTGCTTGCGAAACCTGCGGAGGAAGCGGCCAAGACCGCGAACACGGCGGCTGCCACGGCGGACGCATCATCGAAAGTGGCCGGGACAGCGGCACAGCAGGCAAAAGACGCGGCAGACGTGGCATCGGGAGCTGCACTCACGGCCAACAATTCGGCCATGCTTGCCGATGACGCCACGGCAAAACTGAATGATGCCATCGCAGCGGCCAACACCCACCCGGTGGTGCTGGTGAACAGCCTTATCTGTGATGCCGACCGCATATTCAGTGACTGGTCTGAAGCGTTGGAGACCATTGCCGGCAACGAGAGCACCGGTGGGGAGAAAGTGTTCACCACCGGCTGCGTGATGATATTCAGAAGTGCGGACGGCTGGGAGTCCTGGCAGTTCACCGGTGACCCCGACAACGACCTCCATGATGCGGAGAAATGGCAGGAATATGCCACAGGCGGCAGTGGCGGAAACACCTGCAACGTGACAGAGGAAATCCCGCTTGAGAGTGGTTACTACACATTGGCGACCGCCATTGTTGCCGTGGAGGAGAAGAAACGTGCCAAGGGACGCTGCATCACCTACGAGACGGCACAGGGCAAGTGGGAGACCAAACAGTTCATCGGCACGAGCCTTGACAGTTGGGAACAGGCTGCGAGCTGGGAGGACTTCGGCGGTGCCGGCAACGTGAAGAGCATATCGGTAAACGGAAAGAAACAGGTGATAGACAACACCGGAAACGTAAACATCACCATCAACGAGACAGAGGTGGACGAGAGCCTGAACACGAACTCCACCAATCCTGTGCAGAACGCGGCCGTGTCCGTCAAACTCGCAGAGGTCGAAGCCAACACCATATTCGGCGGCAGTGCCGAGCTGAGCGATGACGAGAGCACCGTGCGTGTGACGCTGACCAACAAGAGCGGCGCAGAGGTCGTAGGTCTGGACATACCGGCAGGAAAAGGCGGCGGTGGCGGAGACACCTCCACTACCAAAATCGTGCTGACGGCGGAGACAGACAAGGCCGTCATCAAGGAAGGCGACAAGGCCACACTCACATGGTTCTACGACCACCAGTACAGCAGTGGGGACGAGAAGGGAACATCGACGGGGCAGAAAGCCACGGTGGAGATACAGATGAAACGTGGCGCGACGCTGATGTATTCCGATACGCAGCAGGACGTGAGCAAGGGCACCTATACGCTGGACCTGACGAAATACCTCCTTTTGGGCACGACTGACATCTATGTGAAGGCAACCACCACAGACCCGACAACAGGCAAGACGCAGACCAAGCAGAGTTATGTGAGCGTGAAGGCGGTGACCCTTGCCTTGAGCAGTGGTTTCAATATCGCCGAGTGCATTGCAAAAGGCGGTTATGGCGTGAGCGAGAACGTGGGCATACCCTATGCCGTAAGCGGAAGCGGCACAAAGACCGTCACCCTCTATGTGGACGGCATACAGAAAGACTCCGTTTCCGTCACAAGGAGCGGCACCACCAACGGCAGTTTCACGCTCTCCATGTCCGGGCTTGCAGTCGGCAGACATACCGTGCAGATGGTGGCCGAGATGAAGGCAAGCGAGGAACTGGCGCTGAAGAGCGAGAGCATCTATTTCGACATATTGAAGACCGGCAGCAGCGCTCCATATATCGGAACCAAGATTACCTTCAAGGACGGACGCATCTTTATGGCAGACCATCTCACCCCGACCATCGACACTGGCCAGTATGAGCAGGTGCTGTTCGACTTCGTGGCGTATGACCCGACAGCAACCCCTGCAAGCATGAGCGTGTGGAGGGACGGCATAAGGACACAGACGGTGAGCGTGCCGAGAACGGTGCAGACCTACACGAACCGCTTTCTGGAGAAAGGCGCGGTGGCGATGGTGTTCAAGTGCGGCACGACCGAATACAAGGTCAATGTGAATGTGACGGAGAGCAGCATCGACTTGGGCGAGGCTACTTCTGGGCTTGTACTGAAGCTGACAGCAGCGGGCAGGAGCAACAGCGAGAGCAACCCTGCCGAATGGAGTTATAACGATGTTCAAACGGTGTTTGAAGGCTTTGACTGGCAGAGCAACGGCTGGACGGGCGACGCGCTGAAACTGACGAACGGGGCGAACATTGAAATCGGCTACAAGCCTTTCGGCAACGATGCGACAACTACGGGTGCGACTTACGAGATGGAACTGACCTGCACGAACGTGACCGACAGAAAAGGCACGGTGGTGGACTGCATGGCCGGCAATGTCGGTTTCCGGCTGACCACGCAGGAGGCACTGATGCGCACGGGCGCAGGCTCGGAAGTGGGCACGAAGTTCGCGAGCGGCATGACGCTGAAGATAGCCTTCGTGGTGCAGGAGAAAAAGGGCAACCGGCTGATGGAACTGTATGTGAACGGCATATTGAGCGGTGCGAAGCAGTACGCCCCGACAGACAGCCTTTTGCAGGACGAGCCGGCCAACATCAGGATAACGAGCGAGAGCGCGGACGTGGAGGTGCGGAACCTGCGCGTGTATAACCGCGCGCTGGGCGACGACGAGGAACTGGCGAACTACATGGTGGACCGTCCGACGAGCGACGAGATGGTGGTGCTGTTCGAGAAGAACCAGGTGATGGACGACGAGGACACTGATGTCGATATAGACAAATTAAGGGCGATGGGCAAGAGTGTGATGCGCATCGTGGGCGACGTGAACCTGGTGAACCAGACGAACAACAAGAAGTTCGAGGTGCCGGTCGATATATACTTCTACTCGGCCTACGGCAAGGAGTATGACTTCATCATCTACCAGTGCGGTCTGCGCATACAGGGAACTTCATCTACGACCTACCCGAGAAAGAACTACCGCATATACTTCTCAAGAGAGGGCAAGTACGGCACGAAGTTGTATGTGAACGGAGTGGAGGTTCCTGACTTCAAGTATTCGTTCAAGCCGGGTGCACGTCCCATTGACATTTTCTGTCTGAAAGCCGACTTCTCGGACTCGTCATCCACGCACAACCCCGGCGGCGTGCGCATCGTGAACGACATCTGGAAGAAGTGCGGCTGGCTGACTCCACCGCAGGCGGCATACAAGGGCAACTACGACGTGAGAATCGGCGTGGACGGTTTCCCTATGGACCTGTTCTATGACAATGACGGGACGGGTGAGAACGTGTACTTAGGCAAGTACAACTTTCTGAACGAGAAGAGCGGGAGCGGCATCATCTACGGCTTTGAAGGCATAGAGGGCTTCAATGACGAGGCGACTCTGAACGGCGAGAGAAACAAGTGTATCTGTCTGGAGTTCCTGAACAACTCTGAGGCACTGTGCTTGTTCGGTACGAGCAACATGGACTCGTTTGACGACGCGCTGGAGTTCCGTTTCAAGGCCGATGAAACATGGGCGACGGCGCATGAGGACGACAAGGCGGCCGTTAAACGCCTTTGGGAATGGATATACTCGTGCAAGGGCAACCCGACAAAGTTCCTGAACGAATATGAGGACTACTTCGGCAACGACTCCCCCTTTGCATGGTACCTGATAACCGACTACCTGATGGCTGTCGATAACCGTGCGAAGAACATGATGCTCGTGACATGGGACGGCAAGATATGGTATTTTATCCCCTACGATATGGACACCATCTTCGGAGAGCGAAATGACTCGGTGCTGAAGTACGACTACACGATAACGTGGGAGACGATGGACGAGAGCATCGGCTCGTATGCTTTTGCAGGGCACGACTCGGTGCTGTGGGAACTGGTGAGAGGCTGCCCTGACAAGTTGCGCGAGGTGGCCGACAAGCTGCGCTCTACCATGTCGTTGGAATATGTGCTGAAGGTGTTCAACGAGGAGCAGATGGGCAACTGGTGCGAGCGCATCTACAACAAGGACGGTATCTATAAGTATATCAAACCGCTCACGGAAGGCGTGACGACGGCCGACGGCACGACCAATTACTATGACTACCTATACGCATTGCAGGGCGGTAGGTATGCCCACCGCACGTTCACAATACAGAACCGCTTTGCGCTGCTTGACAGCCAGTATGTGTGCGGAACATACAGAAAGGACAGCTTTGCGGCCTACTTCGGCTACAAGTTTGGCTCGGACAACCGGAAGATACGAATCACTGCAAGCGAGCGGTACTACTTCGGATACGGCTACACAAGCGGAACGCCTCACCAAAGTGCGGTGCTGGCCGAGGACACGGGTAGCACGGTAAACCTGACATTGGATACAGACCTCATCGTGAACGACCCTCAGTACGTCTACGGCGCAAGCCGCATCATGGGGCTTGACCTGACGGACGTGAGCCACGCTATACTGCAGACGCTGAACCTGAACAACTGCACGGCATTGAGGACGCTTGACGTGAGTTGCGCCCAGACGCAGACGACGCTGAACGCCCTGTTGGTAAACGGTTGTCGGAACTTGCGGACATTGAGCATGACTGGTCTGAAGTCCACAGCCTTTACAGGCATAGACCTGAGCAACAACACGAAGTTGGAGACACTGAAAGCTGGCCGGACGGCACTAACAGGCGTGAACTTCGCACAGGGCGCACCGCTGACGAGCGTGACGCTGCCTGCGACATTGCAGACGCTGGAGTTGCGCTATTTGGGCAAACTGAGGACAAGTGGCCTGACATTAGAGGGCACGGGCAATATCACACGCTTTGTGGTGGATAATTGTCCCGGCATAGACTGGCAGACATTGTATGCAAGATGCACCAATGTAAAGTATCTGCGCGTGACTGGTATCGACATGGAGGGCGACGGCAGCCTGCTGACCTCGCTGATGGCGATTGGCGGCGTGGACGAGAACGGTGGCAACGTGGATACCTGCCGACTGGTGGGCACATACCGACTGACGCAATACAAGGCCGATGAAGAGTACGATGCACTGCAGCGGCACTTCCCCGAACTGAACATTGTACAGCCCGAATACACCATGCTGGAGAGCGACGAGAGTGTGGCAGACGATGCGAATATCTCCAATCTTGACAACGGAACGGGCTACAAGTACGGCAACGACTACAAGCCGAGCGGGCACATAGAGGCAATCTTCAAGAACCGCCACCGTGTGCTGGCGAAGGTGACAAAGAAGGCTACGGCAAGAAATGTGAACATCGCCAATGTGGATACCGTGGTGAACAACCTTGACGGTGAGATGACATATTGCCCACTTGCAGACACGGACAGCAACAAGTATTATGATGGCACGGTTGCAAAGCTGGACGGCACGGAGGGCGACTGGATGATGTATGAGCCATTCTTCTGGAGCAAGGGCATCAACGACTTCCTGAACGGCAAGAACTACAGCTGCTACAGTTCAAGGGACAAGGACCACATGCCGACGGTGCCGAACGTGGACGTGCTTACGCTTGCGGACATCAGGGCACGTCAAGGCGGTTATACCAGCGGAAAGAAGATAATGAGCGGCAAGGACACCATCAAGAACTCCTACAGCACAGACAGCACCTATTCCGTATGTGTGGTCGATGTCAGCGGTTACAAGAAAGTACGCTGGCCGAGTGTGCCAGGAACCAATCTCGTAGGCTCAATATTTGCTGATGCAAGCGGTAATGTGGTGAAAGACATCGTGGTTCCGACTCTGGGCAGCCGTTTCGAGGCCGGTATGTATCTTATATCAGATGTTCCGGAAGGTGCGACGGCATTGTATTTCTCCATTTTGAACACGGCAGAGTTCGATAAGGTAGTCCTCTCCAACAGTGAGAAGATAGAGGACATGGAGCCGGAGTGGTTCGCCAATGACGAGCACTTGTGCGCCGTTGTGGGCAGCTCGGTAGTCGGCAGCAAGTTGCGCTCTGCCATAACAGGCAACAGCACTACCGGCAGTATGTCATGGACGGACTTCCACTATTACAGCGTGCAGCGAGGCATGCAGCAGATAGACGCGCTGATGCACTTCCGCATCGCCAATCTCTCCTATGCCAAATACGGCCGTAGGAATATGCAGGAGCAGTGCGGTGCCGGTCAGCACACCTATATGAGAACAACTGGCGGTACCGCGTCAAGAGGTATGCAGGACACCATAGGCTTTGAGGAGGCAAGCGGAATCAACCCGAATGTGACAAACAACACCTCCGATGCAGGCGTGCACTTGTATGCTTGGTATATAGAGAAAGACGAGTACGGAGCCACAAAGGTGACACAGGTGAACAACATCTGCTGCATAGGCTATGAGGACATCTACGGAAACAAGTATGACATGATGGATGGTGTAGATGTGCCGAACACGAGCGGTAACGTCGGCAAGTGGCGTATCTGGCTACCTGATGGCAGTACCATTATGATAAAAGGCATGAGCAACAGCGGCTACTGGATAACCACCGTGGCACATGGCAAGCTGATGGCCGTGATACCTGTCGGAGCCATGAACGGCTCGTCCACCACCTACTACTCTGATATATACTATTTCAGTTCAAGCACGGGCCGTGTGGTCTATCGCGGTTACGGTGGCGCCTACGCGAGTGGCGGTGTGTCGTCCGCGAATGCGAGTTGCGATGCTTCG